GGGGAAGAAGCGGAGAAACTAGCTGATGAGTTTCAAGCTATCTCTAACGAAATTAGAGACTTTGCCAATTGGAGTAAGAAACAAGGGTGAAAACAGTCGGTTATGCCACTACTGCCGTTGCAATAGCACTAAGTATTGTCTTGAGCCTGTTGGCACATAGGAGTATAGAGGAATATGCGCTAGTGGGAACAGGAGAAACTTTTAGGGCAGCCTATGTGTGTCTACTCGGAGCAGCGTTCTTCTTAGGAGTTGCAGCATCGGGCATTGTTATATGTATCATGGGGAGACATAATCAAATATGACTTACTTTCTTGATTTATTTTCTGGTATTGGTGGCTTTGCTCTTGGTGCATATTGGGCAGGGCTTCGATTTGACGGACATTATTTTAGTGAGGTTGACAATTATGCAATCAGAGTCTACCAACAACGATTTCCAGATGCAATCGGACTCGGAGACATCCGAAAAATCAGAGGACAAGACCTCCCGAAAGGTGATTGGATTACCTGTGGAGGGTTCCCCTGTCAGGATATTTCTGTCGCTGGCAAGGGAGTTGGGCTGGCAGGTGAAAGAAGCGGATTATGGTTTGAGTATGCACGGCTCATTGGCGAGATACAACCACAATACGCAATCATGGAGAATGTCGGAGCTTTGTCTTTTCGAGGACTTGACGCCGTCCTTGGTTCGCTTGCCGAAATCGGGTATGATGCGGAATGGTGTGATATACGGGCCTCTGACATTGGAGCGCCTCACCGAAGAGAAAGGCTTTGGATTGTGGCGTACCCCAACGGCAGCAGATTGGAAAAACATGGGTTGTTCAAATCAGATTTATCTATCGGATCAGGTGAGACCAGAACAAGTAACAAACCCGAAGAAAGCGAAAATGATGTGGGTTACTCCAACGGCTATGGATGCATTGCCACCAAAGACAATGAAAGCATTATTAAAAGAGGCAACACAGACACGACGAGGGAGAACGAACTGGGCGAACCTAAGAGACCAAGTAGTATATGGCAAGCAGATGTGGTCTACGCCAGCGGCGAGGGACTGGAAGGATGGGAAAAAGCCGTACAGCAGGAAAAAGGATGGCACAGCGACACAGGATACGATAGGAAGAAGATTGGCAGCAGCTGGAGAAACAGTCAATGGGACTCTGAACCCGACGTGGGTAGAGTGGCTAATGGGGTACCCTCTAGGGTGGACAGACTTAAATGTCTCGGAAATTCGATTGTCCCTCAAATTGCAGAATTGATTTTCGAGCAGGCTGTATTTGATTTATGGAGAACTGTATGATAAATAGTTTTTAGTCCAATAAGAAATCATTTTCCATACAGTTACAATAAAGTAATACAAAAAGCTCTTGACAAAATAAAATGTGTGTGATATACTTCTAATTGATAGGAGATAATCGATGAAAAATTGCCCTTGGGATTTAACCTTTTATACGTTCGGAGCTGCGAACGTTGAGTGTAAACTCGGAAACCCTTTCAAGGGACAGCCTAAGCCTCCTAACCGCTTTCATTTTCCCTCTTTCCTCCTATTATCATAAAGGTTAGTCCCAAAGGCTTTCTTTTTACATTACAACCATGAAAATAGCAGATTATGATAACGGTGTTTTATTATTAAAATTTTTTGGTAATGATTTTGAAAGTGGACTTGCTGAAGTTAAAGAACTTACAAGTCCATATTTTATTCCAGCAGGTAAATTCTGGACTGCTCCATATGTAGATTCTAATATTCAAAAACTTAAAAAGCATAATTGGATTTTTACTGAAAAATTGAATGCTATTATAAATTCAAATATAGTGAAAGAAGTTATTATAGATGAATCAAAATTAGAAGGGTTATTTCCATTTCAGAAAGAAGCAGTAAAGTGGCTAGAATCAAGAAATGGCACTGGATTGATTGCCGATGAAATGGGATTGGGTAAAACTATTGAAGTTATAGGATATACAAATATTCATCAAGAAAAGTATCCTATATTGGTAATATGCCCTGCATCAGTAAAAATGAATTGGGGAATTGAAATTGAAAAATGGGCTTACAATAAAAAATATGAAATTCTTTACAGCACAAGACCATATGAAATATATGAAAATAATTGGATTATTATAAATTATGATATTCTTAAAGATTGGGTTTTAGTATTGTCAGAAATGAAGTTAAAAATGATAATATTGGATGAATCACAATTTATAGCAAACAATCGCACATTACGAGCAAAAGCAGTAAAAAAATTAAGAAAAGTATATAAGAATATACCGATTATATGTTTATCTGGAACACCTATAAGGAATAGACCATCTGAATTTTTTACTACATTGAATCTTATAGCTCCTAAAGTATTTCCTAATAGATACAAATATTTACAGGAATTTTGCAGTCCTACTTATAATGGTTTTGGATGGTCGTATAATGGAGCTTCTCATATAGATGAATTATATGAATTAGTAAAGCCTTATATGCTACGGAGAACAAAGAAAGAAGTAGCATTAGAACTTCCTGATAAAATAAAAACTATTATTCCATTGGAACTTGAAGAAGTAGAAAAAAGAAATTATTTAGACGCAGAAGGTGAATTTGCTGAATGGCTAAACAATCATTATACTACTTTGATAAAGGAAAGGGAATTATTAGAACATTTACGGCAATTAGCATATCTTGCTAAACGGAAAGCTATGCTTCAGTGGATTAGTGATTTTATTTCTACTGATGAAAAATTAGTAGTTATGGCTTATCATACTATGGCTATTGATGATATTTATAGTAAATTCAAAGATGTAGCAGTTAAGTTTGATGGTAGGACTAACCAGCTTGATAGACAAAAAGCCATAGACAAGTTTCAGAAAGATGAAAAAACAAAATTGTTTATTGGACAGATAAATGCTGCTGGTGTGGGAATTACTTTAACAGCAGCTCATTCATTAGCATTTGTAGAATTTACCTATACACCTACAGACCATTTACAAGCAGAAGATAGAATCCATAGAATTGGTCAAGATGCTGAAATGGTGAATATTTATTATCTTATAGGCTTTGGAACAATAGAAGAAAAGATAACTAAAATGCTGAATATAAAGAATAATGTAGTAAGCAAAGTAGTTGATGGAAAAGAAGATAAAGAATTTTTTGGTGAAGAAGACATATTAAAAGAACTTATTAAACAATATAGGAAATAAGTAATGGAACTGAAGACTATTGATTTAAGTGCCGAAAGAAAATTACTTACTAATCTAATAGTTTCTGATGAATTTTGTAAAAGAATTGTTCCAATATTTAATCCAATATATTGTAAAAGCAAATATGCTCAAATAATAAGTGAATGGATTGTAGAATTTTATAATGTTTATAAGAAAGCTCCGAATAAAACAATAGAAGATATTTATAAAGAAAAAGTAAATGTAATTCAAGATGATATAGCAGATTTAATTGCTGATTTTCTACAGAATATATCTGATGAGTATATACAGACTGTTGAGAATATTGAATATGATATAACTCAGGCTGAGCAATATATAAGTGCTCGGTCAATGGAAGTGATGATAGAAAATGTAAAAAGGTCTTTACAGAAAAATAATTTATTGCAAGCAGAAAAGTTTATAGCTGAATATAAAAAGCCAGCGGCAGTATCTGATAGTGGAGTTGATATACTGAATGATGCTGCATTAGTGTCTGATGCATTTAATGAAGAAGATGAAATACTTTTTAAGTTTCCTGGAGCGTTGGGTGAATTAGCTGGTGAATTTCATAGAGGTGATTTTGTCAGTTTCTTTGGGCCACAAAAGCGTGGTAAGAGCCAAATGTTATGGTATTCGGCAGAAGCAGCAATGTATAAGGAATTGAAAGTAGTATTTTTTACTATGGAAATGACAAGAAAACAAATGATACGAAGAGGTTGGAGGTCTATTGTTGGACAGACAAAAGAACCAATGACAGTAAAATTTCCTTATTTTGTACAAAATGAAGCTACTTTGAAATATGGTATAGCTTACAAAAAATTGCACAAGACTGGAGTAAATGTTACTAAAATTGAATATCAGCAAAGTAAATTGCGGAAAATGCTAAGGAATGGTTCAGTAAGGATACTGTCTATTCCAGCATACCGTTCTACAGTAGAAGATATTGAGAATCATTTGGATGTATTACAGTTATACTCAAGTTATACCCCAGATGTTGTAGTAATTGATTATGCTGATTTGCTTATTCCAAGTCGATATAAAGGAACTGAATATCGGCATCAGTTGGATGATATTTGGAAAGGGTTAAGAAGAATATCTCAGGAACGGAATATTCTTGTTATTACTGCTTCACAAACAAATAAAGCTACTTTTGATAGAGATGTAAGGAAAAATGATAGTGCAGAAGACAGTAGAAAGATAGGGCATATAACCTGTGGATTAGGATTAAATCAAAAGGATTCTGAATTAGAAAAAGGAATATTGCGAGTAAATCAGTTAGTAGTACGTGAGGAGAAAGCTACAACTGAGCAAGTGATTGTATTAGAATGTTTGGATATATGTAAGCCAGTATTGGACAGTAAATTTGTTCATGAAATAAATTTGGATTATGAAATACATGAGAATAAAAGACGTAAAAGAAGAACTATAGATACGGAGGAATAGTACTATGAAATTATCTAAGAAGAATTTTCAAGATGCTGTTAAAATAGCAATGATGGCTACTACACAAGATTCTACTGTATATGCCAGTGGGGATTGTTTGTTGTTTGATAATAATACAATTTATTCTTATAATGGGTATACAAGCATAGCAAAAAAATTTATTACAGAAGAACCGTTGCAAGGAGCAGTAAGAGCAAAGGAATTATTCAGTATTATAAATAAGATACAGGATAAAGAATTTGAAATAAAAGATATTGGGAAATCATGGAATATAAGGGCTGGAAGGGCTAATTATGAGCTAGTAAAAAAAGCCGATTTAGAATTAAATAGTATAGAAAGGATAATTCCCAAAGATAATGAATGGATTTATATTCCTGATAATTTATTTGAGGCACTTAATTTTTGTATTCTCAATGACAATAATACGAATATTTTTATTGGTGATGATGTAGTATATTCTACAGATGGGTTTAGGATTTATCAATATAAATTGAGCACTCCGATGACAAATAAAGTGCTAATCAATACACAGTTGGTTAAAAGTGTGGTATGTTTTAACAATATTAAAGAATATGCTATAACAAAAGGTTGGATTCATTTTAGAGATGATGATGGTTCAATTATATCTGTTAGAAAATATGATACTTCTCAATATCCTAAAGATGAAATAGAGAGGGTAATAAAAGAAAATACTGATGGCGATTATGTAAAATGTGCTATTCCAGATATGTTGATACAAGTTATTGATAGAGCTTCTATTTTATCAAAAGAAGTAGATAAATATGATGCAATTACAATGAAACTTACTAATACTGGTATTACAGTAAAATCAAATAATGAATATGGTAAATTTGAAGAATCTACAGATGCAGAAATACCTTATAATGCTGAATTTGTAGTCAGTGTTATTATGTTGAAAGATTGTTTGAAGGATACTGATTCATTCTATATAAGGAAGATAGCAGTAAAAGGAACTGCAAAGGAAACAGTTAATTTAGTATTTTCCAGTAGTAATGGAATAAAAATACTATCAACATTGGATTAGAATATGCCACGTTCATTCTTTGATAAAAATAAATTATTAGAAATAAATTATAAAGAACCTACTATAAGAGTAAAGAAGAATAACATAATAAGTTGTGAAGAATGTGGTTTATATAAACACTGTAACAGTCCTAAAATGGAAGCGAGTGGAGAAGGTAGGCTAGGCATTCTTATTATAGCAGAAGCTCCAGGAGCTGAAGAAGATTTACAAGGAACACAGTTAGTAGGAAGGTCTGGTAGATTACTTAGGGAAGTGTTACATCTTATGGATTTAGATTTGGATAGAGATTTTTGGAAGACAAATGCAATATCCTGTAGGCCACAAAACAATAAAACACCAAGTATATTACAAATAAATGCTTGTAGAAATAGAGTAAAAGAAGTTATAGATAAATATAAACCAAAGGTAATAATCCCTATGGGGTATACTGCAATGATATCCCTTGTAGGGGATAAAATAACAGGAAGAATAAAAGGTTTGTCTATGACTGATTGGGCTGGTTGTATTATACCAGACCAAGATTATAAATGCTGGATATGTCCTACATGGCATCCATCTTATAT